ACAGACTAGCGTTCCGGTAGACAGATGGTTCGCTGGTCCTAATCTAGATGTGTTAGTTGCTTTGATGTACAAAATCAGTGCTCTTGCTACTGTGGAGACTCTGAAGAATGCTAGTCTTGTGGAGACTGATGATGGTAAGTTGAAGTTCGAGTTTGTTGATGCAACACTTCTCCCCACTGTTGACAGTGTAACAATGGAGAATAACACCTTGGCTACAGCGGCTCAAAACTCCATAACTGCGGCTCACCAGCAACAACAGGCTATACTCAATATGGTTCAACAGAATCTGATGAGTGATGCTCTTGGTGCTGCAATGGCCAATCCTGGCTTTATGCAGCAGGTAGGTAGTACTGTGGGTAATGTCTTCAGAGGCGCTGTAGGATTACCAAGTCAGAGTTCACTTCCCCCAACGATGTGATTAGATGAAACCGGCCAGTATGAACCCCCTGCAATTTATCCCTATTGACAATGTCTTGTATGGTATACATGACATGACGAATGTGAAGAAATCGTCTCTGATTGATATGATAATGGTGCAGGTTATCAGCATCACTCTAGGAGCATTCCTAATGATAGCCTTCAATGCCAATGATATGAGGCAGACTGAACTCACATACTCAATGGCAATTCTGTTTACCAGCCTACTGATGACTGGAGCCGTCTACCGTAGACTCTCCGACAGAGGCTGACCACTTCCCTATTGGGCATTCGCTGTTTGTTAGTTTTGTCTTGTAGTCGAGAAAGCATCTACATAGGTTACAACGAGTTCCACTTTTGTGCTCGCATGTACCACAAATCACTAGTCTTTCATTTTGCTCATCGTGTGTCACATGGTTAGTCTTCATAATATCTACAGCCGCTTTCCTCAAATCTGAAATTGTGGAGGCTAGGGTGGCCTTTTGTGACTTGGTTGCAGCCATATGTGTTGTCACCTTTGGTGCCCTCCCTAGACCTCGCACAAAGTGCGGTGCAACAGAAAGGGCTTAGAGGCTTCCCCCCATCCGTCCACTAGATGGGCGAACGCGTTACTCGGTCTTCATGCCGCCTGTGTCAAGATACAGAGAGAGATTCGTTGGAGGAAGCCTTGCTTCAAGGGAGTGTAATTCCGAAACAACTAGACAAAGATAAGAACTGGCGTGAGGGCACTTCAGACCGCCATTTCAGAAACCATATGGGAGAGTTTCACATGGGTTCAAACAGTGACTGTATGATATGTACACATCCAGAGAGACATGAGTTCGAGAGTTCCTATTTCCTAGGTGGTATGACTAGTGATGCAATAGCCGACTTAGTTGGTTGCAGTGAGTCCACAGTGTATCACCATATCCGACATCATCTCAAACCCCTAATCCAAAAGACGGCTGCCCCTCTAGTAGCAATACGAACGGGAGAGGAAATGAACAGTCTCAGGTCCAATGTAGAGAGGCTGAATGGTGAGTTGGGGGTCTTCTTGGATGATGCTGACCGGAATGACCCTGCTTATGTGAAGAACATCACTGCTCTACATAGAGAGGTTAGGGAAACCCTAGGTCTAATGTTGAAACTCCAAGAGAAGACTGTAGGAGATGTACAGCAAACTATCCAGGCTGATACTGTGAACATACTCAAGGTGGAACTTGCTAAGGAGTCACCTGAGGTCTGGAAGAGGATTCGTAATAAGTTGCTCCAAGAAGATGAGGTGGTGGAAATAGATGAGCGTTGATTTGGATAGTGAGATGCAGGTACCAGTGAATATTCTCATGTGTGGTGATGTGAGGATGTCATCACTTCTTCGTGAGAGACGCCCTGTGCATAGGAGAGAATTACCTCTTTTCCTAAGTCTGTTAGATGATGTTGTTGACCGATGGTATGATGCTCTCGGAAAAATGAACCCAGCAATTTTTGAGAGTTATGATTCACACTCCAAACTAGTGAGAGAATTACAATGTGTTTTTAGGGAGGTTTCAGAGAATGATTCCTCTTCTGCTTTCGAGGTTCGGGCTAGGTTGGGTGACCTTATTGCAGATTTCGATACTATGATGGATAGTTTTGCTGGTGCTTTCATGGGACCGCAAGAATTGCGTGAGTTCTACTACAATATTAGCAGTAGAATTAAATTGACTACTGAATGTATAATGGAGGGTTCTCATGGGTGGTAAGGTAAGAGTACTGAAAGATGTCGGAGGGGGTTTGAGAGGTTCCACTTCTGGCCTTAGGTTTAATCCTCGAGAGTCCCCAGAATTTGCAGAAGAGGACCGTAATCTAGGGAGAGAGGACCCAGAGAGCAAGGAACTCTATGATGAGAAGAAACGTAAGGAGAAAGAATCTCGACGGAAGAAAATCAAGCATTTACGACATGTTAGCGTGAAGATACCAAGTGTGAAGAGACCGAGAGGGGACAACCAGAGGAATGATGAGGAATTCTCTGAGATGACAGGGCCTGCGAGTAGTACTGGTGCTCCATTAGATGCTTCTACTGGGGCTAAGACTGGTACCGGCTCTGCTATGGGAGGCCCCAATATCATGACAGGGGAGACCAAGTATGAGGTAATAGAATCAATATTCAAGAGAGATGTGGCTAGGACCAAACTGGGTACTAGCACTCTAGAGAGCATTAGCAGGAAGGAAAGAGGTCGCAAGACTAGGGTTAGAAAGAAGAAACAAGGTCTAGATGTGATATCGGCAAGACACCTTCACAAGAAAAGTCTCAATGCCTTCGGAACAAGGCACCCGGAAAGGATGACTAGAATCAAGAATGGTATTGTGAAGAGGACTAAGACGACTAAAGGACTCCCTATGAATAAGACATTAACAAATAGCAGGCATCGTTCTGGGAAGAGTTTACTGAGCATGCAGGCTAATCCACAGAAGAGGATGCAAACGGTCCATAGAAGTCAAGCCTCTAGAATGGGTGTCACGGGATTGCCGTATACTATACCCACCGCTTATGGGGCAGGAGGTAGTCTAGGCACAGCCCCCCCTTCTACATTTTCCTCTCTCACCAAAGGGGGGAGGCATAACTCTGCCTTATCGGGACCAGTCGATATAGCCGGGCCTAGGAAACCACCTGTGGCAGGAGGAGGAATGCCCACTGCATCGCTCACTGCTAGTCCAATTGCGCCCCCTCCAATATCATCACCTATTCTTGCCAGTGATTACCCATATGACCTCCTTGATGAGGAGATGATTTTCAAGACATTCTCACAATCAGATGTGTCTGAGTTCAAACTGTTGATTAGGGAATTGAGAAGACTTCTAACATCTGGAAATTTCAAGAAGGCTGGTTTAGAGGATGCTGAACACGATGATGAGAGGCCCACACCTAATGCTCACAGGAAGACTACTTCTTCACCTACTGGCGCCACTGAGGTAGACCCTGATGACGACCCCAGATACTGGGGGGCACACCCCATGGGCTTACTATTACCTAGGAGAGGGCACATGTGATGTATCCAATTCTAAAGAGCAGGGGTGTTTGGTATAACGGGCAACTCGCCCTCAACCGAGACCAACTTGCAGAGTTGGGATACGGTCCTGAAACCAACCCATTTCACATTGACCCTACTACGGGCAAGAGATTCGATGAGTCACTGTATACCTTGAAGGACCCACAGACTGCTTTAATGGAGGTAATAGCGAAGAATTTCATAACAGGGGGGAGAACTAGAGATTGGGGGAGTGCCAAAATGATGTCGAAGCGTCTCATGAACAGGGCTAGTGACAAGCATAATCAGAGAAAATTAGAGAAGTATGGTGCTGGTGCTGCAAACAATCTTCTCAAAAAGCGGTGGAGAGAGGACGGTTCGTTGGAGGATGAGTATCTAGAAAGTCACTACAGTGATAAGTGGCAGAAGCACCCTAGACCAGATAAGAGAACTGGTGAGTTCAATATGGAAGGGAAAGGGGCTCCCAAAGTCCACCCTGCTGACAGAGTGGTTCGTGACGAGAATGGGAAACTCACTACTTTTTCTCTGAGTTCTGTTCCTGACCCACACTTGGGAGAATTTATTGAAGGTGCTGAAATACACGATTATTCAGACTTAATTCATGAGTGTAGACAAGAGGGTGTCCATTTTCCCTATGATGAGACGATTGGTGGTGTTGGACATCCCCGTCTAATGGCCCAAGGGTGGAGGAAGGACCACAAAACCAACAACCCAACATCGGTCTTTGCTGGGACAGGACGACCTCAGGACGGGCAACATCTTCATACTGGACCTGATGGTGAGGGTTTCGATTTAATCAGTTCAATCTTGAGTCTGGACTCTCGATATTGGGAACCTAGAGGACTGGACAACATAGATAGAAAGGTGCCTATACTGAATGATATGTTCAAAGGTAGATTGAATGAGGATTTACTTAGGAAAATTGCCGGGTGTGCTGTGGGTGAGTTTCTTGTTGCTGAGCACGACAAACCTGCTAACTATGAAGGGGCCCCTCGTGACTACAGACCCGCTAGAGGTAGGACTTCTCCCTTTAGGATAATCACTAATGAACTCATGCATAACGGCCTTGATAACAAAGATGGGAGACCTGGTATTGGGCTCCCGACTGAGGAACAAGGTGCTTCTGAGAGAGGTAGTGACGCATGGAAGAAAAGAGGCGAGTTCGATTCCAACGCGGGTCACATGAAGATGCATCTAGGTTCTAGAGGTGGGGCTGTAACACACAGATTTGGTGGAGCGAGACTTGCTGAGGCAGTATTGGCTTCTCTCATGTTGAGGCAGCAGAAGAGGAGACCCGTCTCTAGTGTGGCACAGGATTTTCGTAATCATTTCCCTGGCTATTCAGCGATACAGTTGGATAAGGACATAAAACTGATACCATTCCATGAAGGGATGCATGGTGCTAATATTCCTGAGGAGTCTGTTGAAGAAGCATCTGAGCGTGTTGGTGGTGCTGAGTTTGGTCCTGCCGGTGGAGTGAGCCCCGGAGAGCAAGTCACTGTTCACGGACCTGGTGCTGTCGATGAGGAAAGTGGTCGGAGAGTTTTCGAGGGAACACCCCAAACATACAGCGGAGGTGCTTTTCAGTTGTCTATGGATAAGGTGATGGATAGGATTTACAGTGACATCATGAAACATAACGGGGTATGAATAATGTCTGAGATGGATATTGCTTGGGAGGCTCTTGTACTGAAAGAGAGGTTGTATATGCCTCATACTCAGGAATTGGTGGATGTACCCGAGAAGGATGAAAACCGTATGATGCCTTTTGGTGTACCTGAGCATAGGTTGACTAGGTGGATGAAGCGTTTACCTAAGAGGTTCACAGACCCGAGAACCAAGGTCCTAATGGATGCTTACAAGGACTATGATGCTCAGACTCAAGCAAAGCGGGCTAGACATGAGGACGCTTTCAGTCAAACTCAGGGGCATCGGAGACTCGAAAGACCTAAAGCACCCCAAATACAGTTTGGTCCTCGAGGAGAACCCATAAGTTCTCTTATGCCTATTAGGGACCCCCATAGAGTGACTGAGTTACCTGTTGGTGTACCTCGAACAAAGGACCCGATGACAGAACCAAATAGACCTGAAAATGTGGACATTCAGATGGTGCCTTTACCAAGACCACTTGTCGGTGCTAGTAATAGTTGGTGGAATAGAATCGCAGGTCCGGGAGGGAGTGGTAAGGAGACAGATGATTTGGTACGGGCTATACAAGATAAGGCAAGTAGAGGGGAGACTCTGTATGAAAATGAGAATAAGATACTCAGTAGGTGGTTAAGAGGTATGCCAACCTTGGCTTTCCATCAGGCCGCTCTTGGCCAGGGCTATGCTCCTAAAGGGACACTCCAGAGTGGGGAGGACCTCGTAACGGCTGCTGCCCAGAAATTGATTGATGAGCATGAAGCAAAAGCCAAGGAGGGTTCAGACTCTGTAGAAGCGCCCGGCACAGAGACAAAGGTTGGTGAAACAGGAAGGCATGTAACAGACTTTGGCACAGATGGCCTTGTTGATGATAAAAAATACAAACTGGGAAGCGATACTGGGCACTTCGGTATAAACCTGCATCTCAAAGGCACTACAAAAGAGCCTGGAGTTGGGAAAACATTCAGACAGCACCTTTATGCCAACCACGAGGATGAATCCAAGTTCCCCGCACCTCCAGATGAAAGTGGTTCCATGACTATAGATGAATTTGAAAAACATCTATACCCAGGCGATGACGTTAAAGCGAAGAAGGCTAGGACTCATTTCAGAGGGAGCGTCAAACCGACACTGCTTAGGCAGACCCCTGAGAGTCTAGGCAAGTATCTATCTAACCTGCCAGGTTGGGGGAAACTCCCATCCAAATTTGGATTTAGGGAAGATACTATGGCTCCGGCCGAGCCTACTACTGTTCCCGAGCCAGATGACTTTGAGCCTGCTGTCTTAGACCTTTCAGAAGATGAGCCGATTGATGTGGCTTGGGCTATACTCAAGAGTAGGTGATTTTTTTGCCGGATAGTGAGACTCAGGATGTTATTGAAGACATAGACTGGGAGATGTCTAAGAGGGACTTCAAGTTCTTCTTCGAGGAGATACTGGGTTGGCAGTTGGCTGACCACCACGCTAAGTGGTTTCACAATCTCAATACTCACAACAGGTATTGTGTGAAAGCGGCTCGTGACCATGGTAAATCCACTCTGTTCCTAGGTTACATTCTTTGGAAGGCAATTTTTTGTCCTCGGACGGACATCATGATATTCAGTCACAGCCTAGACCAGTCAATCCGTCATATGAGAGGTCTCAATGACCTGATAGAGAGCAGCCCTATGCTGTCTAAGATGAAAGATAATGATGCTTGGTCTAAGACCTTTTTCGGTTTCACTAACGGTTCTCGTATCAATGCTAAGTCTGTAGGTGGTGGTGTTCGTGGTGCTCACCCTGACATTGTCCTCTTAGACGACATACTATGGGGTACTACAGAGACTGAACTACAGAGAGTGGCTTCTTGGTTCTATGAAGTCATGGTCCCAACAGTTCACCATACTTCCCAATTGTGTATAGTGGGAACTCCTTTCACACCCACTGATTTGTATACCGAACTAGAGAGGAGGGACAATTATCTAGTTGAGACCTACCCAGCAATCAATGAGATGGGTGAGCCTCTTTGGCCTTGGAGATGGTCATTAGAAGCATTAGATGCTCGAAGAATGGACATGCCAGCCATAGCCTTTACTCGTGAGTATCTTTGTGAGCCTATGGACGATATGTCCAGTCTATTCCCTTCAAGCATTGTCAGTGCTTGTAAGGACCCTTATCTCACATTGATAGATAGGAAGGAGAAGGATTCTGATGACCAGTATTTCATTGGTTGGGACCCAGCGATATCTTCTGACCGTGGGGCTGACTTCACTGTAATGTTGGTGTTACGAAGGCCCTCAGATAACCCTGAGTTACTGGAGTTAGTACATGTGGTAAGAAGGAAAGGTATGGATTTCCGTACTCAGATTTTCGAGATTACAAGACTCAATAGTAGGTTCCATCCTGAGGTGATAGAATTAGAGGCTAACCATTTCCAGCGAGTTTTCGCTACAGAACTGAGGGCTGATACCGACCTTCCTATCAAGACATTCATCAGTACAAAGCAAAGGAGGGAGAGCCTTCTTATGGGATTGGTTCTACGCTTTGAGCGCGAGCAGATGCGTCTGCCATGGGGAGATGAAAGGTCTCGTGACCTCATCAGCCAATTGGAGCACGAACTCATTATGTTTGGTATGAGCAAAAAGGGTAAACTGGAGAGCATTGCTCGGCACGATGACTTTGCCATAGCACTTGCTTTGGCTACTTGGGGTACTACTGAGTTCCGTGAGAGAATAGTAGACCTTGATGATTTGATGGCGGGGTTGATAGATTGACTTGGGGTAGTCTGCTTATTGGTGATGATTATGACGCTGAGACCGATGAGTCTGATGCTGATAGGGCCTGGGTTATCAAGCAACTCATGCAACATCCATTATTTAAGAACCAGATAATAGCAAAACCTCAATTTGGTGACGCTACTTCTACCCCACCTGAGGGTGGAGGGCAGTTAGTTCCTACAGAACCACCTGTAAAAGACCCTAAGGAAGAGGAAAAGCGCAAGGAGAAACTTCTACAACTTAGTGAAGATAAGGTGGTTGATGGTTGGTTTGAGGACCAATTTGGGAAATCCGCTTCTCAACTTATCAAAGACCTGCGTATGAAAAGAAGGGTGTACAAGCAGTTTTCTGGAGATATTGACCAATTGATAGAGGCAGTTAGGAAGGCAAAGAAGGCTGAAGTTGACTCGGTGTTAACTGATTTAATATGGACTCCCGAACATCTAGATGCTATCAAAGGGTTGGGTATAACCGACCGAGACCTGAAAGCACTGAGAAAATTCGGTAACAATCGAGAAATATCACTAAAGCAGGCTTGTATTCAATGGGACAATGCTAACGATGTCATCAAGAGGCTCGCGCAGGTGGAAGGTGAATGGGATGATGAGCAGAGAGAGTTGTGGGTAGAGGCTATTCAGAAGAGGAAAGAGTCGAAAAGCATGTGGAAAGGTACTCTGCATCAGGTAGACAGTCTGAATAAATCTGAGGCTGCGTACTTGAACACCACTGCTCTTATCCTAGATAACAACGGGGCTATGGATTCTAGAGCACTTTTGGAGAATATGGTTCATATGGATGCAAGGAATAAGGGTTTCTCAGTTCAGAAATTGAGTGCTTTACTCAAGACATACGGGCCCGAGTACAATATTATTAAGCACTTTGATAAGTGGGAGTTGCTACCTTCTGACTCTTCTAATATCATCAAGGACCCTTGGGCATACACTGCTGGATTTTTAGACGCTGATGGTTATATCACAATTTCCAAGAGAGGGGAGCCTAGGGCTGGTGTAATTGCTACTGGGGAGAGGGGTAGGGCCCACTGTGAGAACCTCTACGAGATGATAGGTTGTGGTGTACTCCAATTGGATTTGAAAGTCCATAAGAGTAGCAAACGCAGTCAACACCGTTTACAATTCTATAGTGCTGCTGATTTGAAAAGGTTGCTTCAAGGAACTGCACCCCATTTGAGATTGAAAAAGGAGCAATCGAAATATGTGCTAGAATTGCTTAAGTTGAGGGGTCGGAATGGTGACATGATAGTCAAGAGGAGAGATGAACTGTATCGTTTGGTCAAGTGGGAAAATTGGAAGGATGTCAAGTCCGCTGAACTTCTCGAAGAGTGGAATGTTGATGAACAGGAGGTCCTCTCGTGGGCTAGGAGCGACCCCGAGGTCATCAGGCTTGTGGACGATATGGCTGGTTTGGTAGGTGATATCTGATGGCTGAAGAAGAGAAAGGTGTAGTAGGCAGGTTCATCGACAGGATAACCGGCAATTACCGCAGGAAGACTACGCCTGAGCCCATAATGCCGCTTTGGAAGGCGGGCATACAGGAGCCAGTCCTAGTCCAGGGTGTCAGTATCCCTGCTCTATATGCTACAGTGCAGGAGAGCATTATTCTCAGAACCACAATCAATACCCTCTGTCAGGAGATATTCAGGAGAGGACATTACTGGAAGAAAAAGTTCCACAAGAAATGCTCCAAATGTGAGGAAGAGTATCAGCATGATACAGTATCCGAGTGTTCTATATGTGGAGGGTCAGATTTCGTTTCACCTGATGCAGACCAGATTCTTTATCCCCGTTGGTTTGTCAAGCAACGGAATGGTATGGACCAATCTTTCACAGACATCTTGAGAGAAATTGAGTACGATTTGGATATTGTGGATGACGGATTCATAGTGCTCATTAAGGAGTATTTCATAGACCCCGAGACTAAGAATATTGCTTTCTATCGTGTCAAGGAGATGATGAGGGGAGACCCTACTTTCATGAGAATTGTTGCTGACAAGAGAGGTGTGAGGGGAGGGAGATATCTAGTCTGTCCTGTACATAGAGATAGGACATACCCCTTTAGCCAGTCAATTGGTGAGGATGCTGAGAAGTGCGATACTTGCAATTTAGAATTACAAGATGTTCAATTCATTAATACTGCTGGTTCTGGTAAGACACAATATTATATCGAGGGAGAAATTGTTCACATTTCTAAGTTTAGTCCTTCCAAACTCTATGGTCGTAGCCCAGTAGCCACGATGTGGAGACAGGCAATGACCCTTACTGCCATGGACAATTACATGTATCTGGCTTATCAGAAGCGTAGGATTCCAAGAGGGGTTCTGTCTATCACTACTGATAATATCCAATCTACTGCAGCATTTTGGAAGGGTGCTGAAGAGAAGATGGAGCGTGACCCCAATTACATCCCTAAGATAGGTGTGGAGTCTGCTACAGGTAGAGGTCGTGTGGAATTCGTTAGATTCATGGACACACTTGACGAGATGCAGTATGGTGCAGTTCGTGATGAGTTACGCATGCGTATAGCAGCATTCTATGGTGTTTCCAACATTTTCATGATGGACTCCGGTAAGGGTGGGGGTCTCAATAACGAGGGATTACAGATTCTTGTGACCAACCGTGCTGTGGAGTTCGGTCAAAAATTGTACTCTCGTGATATTTTCCCTAGGCTCTTTGCTGAGATGGGGGTATCTGACTGGGAGATGACACTCTACCCCAACGAGGAGGAGGATGAAGTCACTCGTTTGAGGAGAGATGAGCAAGAGGTCAATATCGCTCAGCGAATGGCTCAATTAGGATTTCAACCCGAACTTACAGAAGATGCGGGTAGGGATATCAGATTCATTTACAAAAAGCCTAACCCACAGGAAATGGCTGCTCAACAACAGGCTGCTCAACAACAACAGGGTGGTGGGGGTGCTCCACCTCCAGATGCAGGAGGTCCCCCTCCTGGAATGATGCCTCCTCCAGCAGGAGGTGGTGGTATGCCTCCACCGGGGATGATGCCTCCTCAAGCAGCAGCAGCCCCAGTAATGCCTCCCCCAGCAGCAGCGGCGGCGGGTGGTAAAGGGGGAGGAATGCCTCCACCCGCGGGTAAAGGGGGGCAACATATGTTCCACCCCGGTGATGCTCGCAGAGTGGGTATGCCGATTGCGATGATGGAGAAGGGAATGGGAATTAATGCCGGTTCTGATTCTGACGGAACTGGTCAAAGGAGAAGCATTGGTGGCGTCAAGGTTGTGGATGCGCCCACTGGTACTCCACCAGGTGCTACGTCAACTAAACAGAGAGGTAGTGAGAAGGGTCATCTTGAACAAGCGCTGGATGCTGTGCATGATGCAAAGGAAGCAGCAGCAAACCCTCAGGGTAAGAAGAAGAAAGGCGGTCTTCCGCGATAAGTTGAAGTGTAAAGGGTGTGTGCGGGAGTTATGGCTGACGCAATTATCAAGTTAGACCCTATGGTCAGAAAGTTAGAAACTACAATGGTAGAGTTCAAGATGGCTCTGGATAACAACGATTTGGTATCTGCCCAGCAGTTGCTTCGTGCTCTCAGTCAAACCAGTGATTTCTTGGCAGAAGATGTTACCGCAATTAATAAGGCCGACCAGAATAATTCCTCTTCCACTGGTGTTAATGATATCTATGCTGGTGGTGCCCCTGTCATGGAATTTAAGGACCAAGGTGCTCTAATCAAGGGTGACCGCCCTCTAGGCTATATCGGCCCTGATGGAATCCAAAGTCACTGGAAGCCTCAATATGGGTTTGGACAGCAGGTTGATGGTCAATGAGTGATGAGGTCACTCATCTAGTAGATGCTCTCATTACCAAGATGGAGCGAATGGATGGTGACATTGGTGTTCTTAGAGAACAGAACCTAGAACTTAGAAAGATGATTAGTAACCCATCTACACTTTTGCAGAAGGCTGGTTATATCACAACTTCTACTCCTGCTACTGAGGATGTATGGGGTGACCCTCTCCGTGGTGAGAGAAATGAAGTTATCGAGAAGGCCGCTGTTATGGTAGATGGAATTCTAGTAGAGCCACCTACCAATAACCAACAGTGGCATGATATGGAGTGGGATGAGATTCACGCTATGGCTGAAACAGCCGCAGTAGCAGAAGGAAGGCCGGTGGACCAATGAAGCCAATACAAGTAGAAGCAGGGCAGCATGCCCCAGATGTAGATGAACTAGTAGAGAAAGCAGGTAGTATGATTGAGAAGTTGCAGATAGATAATTCTCAAATCCGTAATATCACAGGGGTAGAAGAAGCCCCAATGAATCATTATCATACTAATCAGCAACTACCGGAGTCACCACCTGAAGAGATTACTAACAAGGGAGCCACTAGTGAGAATGTGTCTTTCATAGACGCTAACCCTCATCAGTCAGGCTCTACTCTAAATGCTCATGAAAACCCTTCTGGTGGAGACCCTCACCCCCCTTCTTCCTACACTCATTCCAGTGTGGGTAAGCCCCCTTCTGATGTGAAGAAGCAAATTGAGATTATACTCAAGAAGCGTTGCCCTTGTGGCGACAAAGGCTGTAAAGGCTGTATGAAAAAGGCACCCCCAATGCCCTTACCACCTCCTCCGGGTGCTGGTGGTAGCGATATGCCACCAGAAGGTGGGGCAGATGGCGGTGGCGGAGATGACCCCCTTGCTGCTCTAATGGGTGGTGCTGCTGGTGGGGATGAGGATGTTCCTGATGACCCAATGGAACTCAGTATGAAAATCAAGGATTTGATAGACAAGTTGGCTGAAAAGGCCGGTGGTGGAGATGAAGGTCTATCCATGGGTGATGATAGTCAAGGTGGGCCTGATGCTCCCACACAAGATGGCGGTCCTTCACAACCACCCATGATGTGAATGGGGTGGTGATGGTGTGCGTGAAAGCCCTAGGGAATATCTCCTAAGCAGCAAGTCACGTTACCAAAACTCCCAAGATGTCGAAGACGCGGCAGATGTCTTCTTCGCTATACGCAATATGCTCAATCACGGATTAGAGGTTGATTGGGACGATGTCATCTTGAAGAAGGTGTTAGAGGAGGTTGGAGAGACCAAAGATTCTATGGGTCCTGCAGTCTCAGAGGGAAAAGGAGAGAAAACTAAGCAGAGGCTTAGAACCGAACAAGGGGAAAAGGTAGGTACAACACCAAAATTAAGGGCGACGACCAAAGACCCTGACAAGATGCGCGACCAGTTCAATATAGAGCAAGGGCTTCCGAAGAAGTATACCAAGCCGAAGAAGATTAGTGGTGATGATGAGGGGGAGGCCAGTGAGGTCGAGTGGCACACATATCACAGATGGGGTTTGGTAGGGGCTAGGCAGAGAGGAGTAGGTGCTCGAGGTGGGACAGGGGAAGAATGGGAAATACCCAGTCGACATCACAATGTTCCTGTGTTGGCCCCGTTAAGTCACGAAGACATAGACCCCGAGATTTTACGCCAACATAGTATAGAATGGTTAGCAGAACATAAGGACGAGCCTGTTAAAGGGCAAGACAAATATTCGGAGAATCCGATAACTTACGGGCATTACCTGTATATGTTGACCTCTAGGCCTCAATACGGTGAGGGTTTTCAACGAAAAGTCAACTCAGAGCCGCAAGGTCCTATTCACAGTCTTGGCATATTCAGTGATGCGAGAGGGATGAGGTCCCTCCGCAATACGGCTAGCCATTTAAGTCACGAAACATTAGACCCCGATAGTGACGATTATATCGAATATAAATGCGCCAAAAGGCACGCTAAGAATGTTAAGGTATTAGAAGAGTGTGCTAAGTTCCCAAATGCGGAGCGTCAATCTAAACAATACCAGAAGACACATCTTCACGACAGGAGGGCCAAAAATCTGAATGGAGATATTCCAGGAAAGATGGAGGGTTGGCCGTTACCGGAAGATAGTAGGGTTCTACCTAATTCTCAGGTCCCTAACGAAATTTATCAGAGTTCCTTTAGAGAATGGTTGAAGCGTATGAGAAGATTTGATGTATTAGCGCCTGATTTGGGAGAAAAGAAACTTCGTACATTGTACAAACATTGGTTTGATTTGGTGCATATAGACGGTTTGCAAGGTTTAGGTAAGACACACGATAATGGATTATCTCAGGGTGAGAGTTTTATTTTGAGTCAAATTTTAGATGATGAGGGAAAACCAAAAGAAACTTTTAGTAGGATGAAAATTATTCATAGCAACACATATCGTAGGCTTAGGAAAGAATCACACTCCCGTGTTGGTTTCTTACCTTTGGTGCTAGGGTTACAAGATATGGAAGCCGATGACAGGAGATTGGCTCTTGCAGAGTTTATCGCCCATGTAAAAGAGGACCCTGATAGCATCTTGAACAAGGGTGACCAGGAACTAGAGGCATCAAGGGAAGACGCTGGTACCTTCCATAAGCAACGCCAAGACGACCTGATGGACCACATGATATCATCATTACAGCGGAATTGGGTGCTTTATAGTGATGCTTGGAAAGACTCCTCATTCCGAGTAGATGGTGTTAATCCCATGCGTGCTGTGTACCGCCAGGCTTCTGATGATAGGATTGAGGACATTAAACGGGCTTTGAGTGGTTTACATCAGTTACCCACTCTTGGACCAAGAGACAGAGGCTATGACCCGGAGATATCAGAGGAAGGTAAAGGCTACGATGACCCCAAAAAGGACAAAACAGAAGAGAAGAGTGTTATAGATTATCTGAAGGGTGCTAAGATAAAGTTCAAGGGTGATTTACCTGAGGATTGGGATTTAGACAATGACCCGATTAAAGAGTTCAGTGATAAGTTCCTGAAGTTCTTACCTCAAGAATACCAAGACTCTGCTAGACGGAGATTCAGAGACTGGTGGTCAGACCCGCCTAATGATGCAATGAGAAATTCTATCACTTTTAATCAGAAGAATTCCAGTCATGAGAGGGACGCAGTAGAATCCGTCACTCTATCTGAAGACGGTGACCACCATAAAACGACTAGACATTTAGAGAGGAATGTCAACTACCAAGACCATAGGGCTATGCCTAAGGTAGGGGCTGGTTTGCGCGATGCAGATTCATTTCATATACTGGCACAAACATTCCCATTTTTGGGGGTAGAGAAGAACTACTCTGATATTGTTATTGAGATGGGATATAACACCAAACCCCCATACCCTTATTCATCAGATAATCCCGCTTATGTGAATTGGGTTGAAGATTTTGGGGAGATGAGTGGACTTGGTCCCGAGGTAGACCAGTTCTTGCAACATCAACATATTGGGCCTAAATTCCAAAAGATGTGGGATAGTTTCTTTGGGCCTCTAGAGAAGTTGACTGAGGGTGCTGTCAATGCTGACCCGTACTCATCTCAGAGAGTTATGCACCTTATGACTGCGATATTGGCAGAGAAATTATCAGACCCCACGAGTGCTCATGAACAAGGGGAGGGAAAACACGGGGGTAACTTAGGTTTCACTGCAACCAATCCTGGTGACCCCGATGCGCCTTTTGGGGGTCTGCAGAGTTCGCTCCATGAGGCTAGACTCAAAGACCCCGCAGGGCGTATATTAGGTTACAGGCCCCCCAATTCCACTATTGCTAAGATTCTTGCCCCCATTTTACAGCCTAGTCCTGCTTTCCTTCCTTCAGCATCTAGTATAGGGATAAGAGAAAAGTTGTATGAGTTGGGTAAGATATATGAAGATATGAAGAAAGAGGGGCACATTCCAAGAGAGGATACTCAACAGAGAATATTTTCACTGCATAAAGAACTAGAGGCTATGGGGGTAGACTACCGTTCTTTGGAGGACACAGGGGTAATCGAAAGAAATAGTAGTCACACAGGCGCTGCAAACTCTCATCAAACCAATCATTCTACGACTTCAACATGTCCAACAGACACCCAAAAGAATATAGAACTTCGTATGAAATATTCCGGTAAAGGGGTTGCCATCGCTGGTGCTCATGATGGTCTGCGTGATGGGAACGCTAACCGAGGGGCTTCATGTGTTGGTGGTACTACTGGGGAGAAGACTCAGAGTCAGAAAGGAATAGAGACAGGTAGGGGGTTGCTTTGGTATGCTAAGTTGTTCGGTATTGGTTGTACTCCTGCTACTTACACTGATGAGGACGGAGAGGAACATCTTGCTTTGGAGAAGGTTATGGAGTGGGGGGATAGTCATATGGGTCCAAGCCAGAGTGGGTATGCTACAGGTTCCAATAGGTTCGTTTCATGGTTGAATAGCCAATCCCACCCTTGGGTACCTGGTGAGACCATGTCTGGCTATACTGGTGTAGGGTCTCAGGAGAGTTGGAGACAGCACCCCAAACTGACAGAGGACAGGTATTCCTACCCAGTAGAGGAAGTTGTAGATGACACTGGTAAGACTGTCCATAGGATGGCTATGGAGAAGGGTGTGCCGGTACTACAAGGTCATGACAAACTCTCTGAGAAACTTTTCGCATCAACCATGCATAGGGAAAGGGACCACAATCCGAAGTATCGACCTTTGAGAGTTGGTAGTTTCAACAGTAGTTGGGGTGATAATGCTGAATTGGATGAGGCAAACAAATTATTCGAGATGGGGACCATACCGGAGAAGTATCTAGATACTGATAATAAAGGTAAGAAGTACATGATTGGAGAGCACCCTGCTGCATTCTTGGATGCTTGGGCTGATGAGATGAAAGCGAGAGACCCTGATTTCAAGGGAGGTGATGACCTGAAGGAGGAGGCTATGAATAGGTTCCTAGAGAAAGGTGAACCTCACTCTCTAACTGAGGATGAGCATGATGAATGGTTCGGTGACCCTGAGATAGCAGATAAGGGGGAAGCGAGTTTTCGTAGTCGTGAGTATGAAGCAAGGACCCACGCTACCACATTGCATGCGGCTATTGCTATGATGCCACTTACCAAGAGGTTGTTTGCCCAGTCTGCAATTAAGGATAAGAAGGGTGAGGAAGCCTTAGAGGAATATTTGAATAAGTATATCCGTGAAGATGATGATGATACTAAAGCACAGAAGCAGCAGAAATATATCAATGGTTGTTATCTGTTTGAACAATCTGCTTTATTTGCTCATAGAGGCAATATAGAATATCGACGGCACATTGTAAAGGCGTTGATGGAGGATGGTTTTGAGTTTACCGATGAGGAAAAAGGAAGGTATATCAGTGATGGTACTGATAACTCTCCACATAGACATCTAGGTATATCACCTTATGATGTTAGATACAATCGGCGTGATGAATGGGAGTATCCCAGTGAAAAGGGGGGTAATGACCTTTTCACGGCAGCAGCAGGTAAAGGGAAAAGTAGAGATGTTGAGGGTTTCCATCTGCTTGGGGAGTATATTGATAGTATGTATCGAGATACTGATTATGATAATGAGACTGCTGACTATCTCAAAGAGGGTCTGAGAAAATACTACGATATGTATGGAGAGAGAGACAAGTCTGGTTCTCCTAAGAAGGACAGAGAGGTGAATATAGGGGGTAGAATGGTTTCTTTCACTGACCCTAGTCTCTATGACCAAAAGGGTAAACCTAGCAAGCAGTTCCAGAGTGAACTCGATAAAGTCAAGGGTAGTATAAAGGGCAATGCCTCTATGAGGGGGTTATCTAGACTTCATGTAGGTTTCCATAGTGGCTCTCGTAACCAGAACAGGCAAGATGCTGTGTTGGCTCAACATCATGAAGCAGGACTTCCGAAGGACAGCCCGTTCCCCAAGCATCTCAGCAATGTGGAGGGAATGGCAGCAGGGGGAGAGTCTCGCAGCAGTGCTTACAGAGACATCATGCGTAGGGGTATGAGGGCTAGGAACACTACCCGTTTACAGGAATATCTTGAGAATGTCATGAAAGATGACAAAGACACCAATGAATTCTTCGTATTATTGGAACCTGTCATGTCAAAATTAGCCGATGATTTGGAACTAGATGGTAGATTACCTGAGCATACTCTGCATCAGCCTATTGATACTTATGACAAGAGTAGCATCATGCAAGAGTTTTCTAGATTGCTGTATTTGAGAGGAGTATTTAATCACAAAGATACATCTGTCCCGAAACCTCAGAACAGCCAACGCTTGGGTTCCATAGGCGATGACACATCATTAAACAAAGACCATGAGAATTATGGGAAGGTCAGTGCTGATAAATTGAATCTCATCACATCTTCTGGAGTAATACATGACAAACTGCATACCATACGAGCGACCCCATCTCATATGATAGAAATAGGGCATGGCCACTCTGCCAGTCTTGGTAGCAAGACTACACCAGGGGTTGTCAATACTGCTGAATACCCAGATGAATGGGGGAACCCGATACTTGAATACCCTGTCACCGCTTACCATTCTGATTTTTTGAGTAAGGCATTTGGGGAGAAGGTAGGCTCTGACAGAGATACATCTATGTTGGGCGGCCATGACGAGTCTGTAGGGAGTGGTGATATCGTGACAGGCTTTATGTCGTTGGATGTCCTAACAGATGTCGACCTTCTTTTGAAGGAGGAAGATAGAGATAAGGGTAAGCCTGTATCTGTCAAAGCGATGCATCGAATATTTTCTATTGAGGATTTGGAGTTTCTCAGAGGTTTCTCAGATGACTGGGTGGTTAGTTCTTGGCCTTCTGGTATTAGATTGATTGTAGAGAAGAAGGGTAAGAAGGTGAAGGCTCGTAATTCTGATGGTAAGTCAGTTTCATTACCTAATGAAGTAAAGAGGGGAGTGGGGGAAGCCCATGATAAGGACTTCATGGTGGATGCTATCTGGGATAAGGAGCGTTTGCATATCATAGATGTCTTAGAGTGTGATGATAGTGACCTTTGTGACAAGCCTACCAAAGATAGAAGTAGACATCTGAGGGCACATTTCGATTCTACTGAGAAGGTCGTTACTCCTGCCCCAGTAAATACCAAGAGGGTAGATGGAGAAGGGCTTCCAAGGGCAGTAAAGGAGTTGATGAAGGAACCAGATGTGAAGCAGGTTCTACTAAGAGATGCTGAATCTTCCTATATGCGAGGTGAGACTAGACACCCTAAATGGGTTATGCTCAATCCTGACCAGTTGGTTGATGTCCTGATACTCTCTTCCTCTAGTGTTGATAGCCACTTGATTGGGGTAGGCCCTCTCTATGATGAGGATGCCAAGGCTATCGGCAACAGGGCAGTCCGATATGGGGGTGACTATTACATGGATGTGGGAACAGTTTCTCGTTCAGGTTTAGAAGAGGGCATGTATATCACTGTTAAGACATCGGGAGTCTCTCATTCGATGAGGAGGAAATATTCAGTTTATCGTTTGAATGCCCCTAGATATGTTAGAGAGTCTGAGAGTGGGGCTACTGATAGTATCGAGACTCTGGATATACTCCGTAATAGACAAGAGGGTAATATCCCTCATAAGGTTCGGATTAAGAAGGGTAAGGTCCACATTGAAGTCCCCACTGGTCATGTAGTGTATGATACTGAATCACATGGGAATGCGTTCATACTGAAAAATGTAGATTCTCCTGACGATTATACTCTGAGGGTGGTTGAGAGTCAGAGGGAGTATTGGTCTCCTATTGCAGCAGTTCTTTTACGCTCAGAGAAGGAGTCAAAGGGTAAGGAGAAAATAGAGGAAGAGCCACCTGCTAATCATGATAAAAAGCCTAAGAAGGTACTGCCGAAGAGAGACGAGTTGCTCAAAGACCCAGAGGTCGTAAAGACTGTAGTACTAGCATTGGAGACAGTCGAAAATATGCTCAAGGAGAAGATTACAATGACAGGCCCTAAGGCTCTAGGTATTGATTATGCTACTCCTGTAGAATCACCTCATGGTCCTACCAAGATAACTGAACCATATGATATGCCTGACCATGACCCTGCTGCTAGGCAGAAAGAGCCTAAAGCCTGTTGGTGTGGTGCTGAGGAAGGAGAAGAATGTGCACAAGGTATTGGGCATAACATGGAAAATTGTCCACAGGCTCACCCCCCAAAGAAAGAAAAGAAGATAGAACATCTCAAGATTTCTCGAGATTCTCATAAAGATTCTTCCGTGTGATTGATATACCATAAGAAGACCTCATCAAGCCAATGCTTATGATGGAATCTCCATTGGAGAACCCTATCCTCATCAAAGGGAGGACTGGTGACCTAATTGTTGCTGGGTACGCTTCAGTTGAGATGGTCGACAAACAAGGAGACCTGATAACCAAGGAAGCACTCCGAGAAGCATTCAATAAATTCATGAAGTCACCGGGTTTTAGGAATGTACAACTAGCCCATTCAAACATCCAGGTGGGCTCTGTAGTCACAGATTACACAGATTCCAGTGGTCGAATATGGAAATCGGAAGTTGATGACACGGGTATGTTCGTGGTGATTCAACTCCGTGATGACATCGAGAAGGCTCGTGAGGTAGCCGCAGAAATCCGAAAGGGTAACCTCAAATCATTTTCAATAGGTGGGCAGGCTTTCGAGCGTGTCAACAAGAGTAACTCCGAGCGAGGAGATTACCGAGAAATACGCAGGATGGAACTGCATGAAGTTACCATCTGCGAGAAGGGCATCAATCCAGAAGCCCAATTCCGAATCCTCAAAGAGGACAAAAGTGAAATAAATAAAGGTGAAAATATGACAGATGCAATGACAGAACTACAGGATGTCTTGGAAAGGTTATCCAAGAGACTAGACGATGCTGAGGCTGACTCTACCTTGAAGGGCGCAGATGAGAAGGCTGAGAAGGCTTCAGATACTGCAGACAAGGAAGACAAAGAAAAGGCTTCTGTAGCAAAAGATGATGAAGACAATAACAAGTCTGAGGATTCTGAGAAAACCGCCAAGTCTGAGGATATGGATGATATTATAACAACTGAATATCTCTCATGGCTAGAATCGACTGTGAAGTCTGCTGGGTATGACCCATCGGCTGCTCGCGGTCATTTCGATGAGGAGGGAGTCGAGAAGGCTTACCTCCAAGAGGGCGCACATGGCTATGACCACCGAGGTCAAGGCAGTATTGAGGGTGCTGGGGAAGATGATTCCAGTAAGAGACCCAAGATGAACATGGGTGGTGCCCCTAGTGGTAATAAGACGGTTATCAAGACCGACGAATTTATCTCTCCCGAAATGGTATCTCAATCTCAGATAGAAGAGGCTTACCAGGTCTACAAGGCCGCTGCTCTAGAGCAGCAGTTCAAGACTGACCTAGGTAATGATTTCTCAATAAGACTGAATGGCGAAATGGAGACTCGTAAGTCTCATGAGGCGCGTAGTAATTTCGATGCTCGCGGACCACTACAGGACTTACAGAAGGCTGTGTTGAACTTGGCTGGTAGGATTGAAGACATTGGTACTGTATCCGGTGAAGATTTCCAGAAGTCGGCTGACCGAAACTCATCCGTAACCATTCCCGAAACTACTGAGATGGCTAACTTGTCGTGGGACGATGTCCACCGACTGGCCCACTCAGCACTAAGGAGTGATGAATAATGGCGCGTAATTATGTAAGGACGATACAGGACATGGAGCGATACTACTACGGTGGTACCGCATTGACTGGGTACACCTACAGCAGTGGAGACATACTCAAGGCGGACGCACCGCTTATGAGCACCACGGCTGGTACCTACCAGGCAATCTATGGCAGGAAGGTTTGGTCGCAGTTGAATCAAGAGTTCAACGCGTTCAGCATCCTACCAAAGAAGCCATGGGAGCGAAGTGGATGGCGCATCATAACTGCCAAGCCTTCGTTTGATGTTGGTGGAGGTCTGGCTGAGAACGCCACACTGCCCGAAACCACGAAGCCTGAGTTTCTGCATGTGGCTGCAAAGCCGAAGACCATTGGCCACTCGTTCGACCTGAGCGAAGTGTCCATGTTCCTTTCCGATAAGGATGATGGTCTCGGAGATGTGCGCCAAGTGCTCAAGGAAGAGATGGGGAAGCACCACGCTGACCACATCAACAGGATGCTTCTAGGTGATGTCGAAACCCCAGCGGGTAACGAATTTGAGTCACTGGACCGTCTAACCACGGACCCAGATGCAATGAGTACTGGTACGGGCCATGTGAGTGCTACTACAGACCACGACCTATACTCTATCACACGCGATGGAACTGCAGACTTCCACAGTGCTGAGGTAGATGTGTCGAGCGCGGCTAACACTAACAGGAACCTAAGCCTGAATCAACTGGACGGATTGTTCCAGAAGATTTGGGTTCGTGGTGGAAACCCCAAGGTCATGCTGACTGGGTACGATACCCTGATGCGTGTACAGCAACTATTGCAGAGCCAGCAGAGATTCATGGAATCGAAGCGGGTCACCCCTACCTACAACGGTGTGAAGGGTGTGCCTGGTATCGAGGCCGGATTCATTGTGGCTACCTACAACGGTGTTCCACTAATTCCGTCCAAGGATGTAGTAACTGATACGAGCGGAATCTCGAGGATTTACTACTTTGACACAGATTATCTGTGGTTCCAGACTGCTATACCGACCCAATACTTCGAGTCGGGTATCGAAACTGGCGACCCGTTCGCCATTAACAGACTAGGCCAGGAAGGTCTTTACCGCACCATGGGTGAGGTTTGGGATTCCTTCTTCGGTGCAGGAGGTTCAATCCGTGACCTTAAGTGAGGTTTATGGAGAGATAACAGAGGTGATATGATATGGCAAAGGAATTAACACTAGGCGGAACAGCAACAACAACCTTAGTAGGTAACTGGGAACTCAGAGCGGGTTCACAGGGCACTGAAGAATGGTTGGGAGCAGACTATCCTGGCGATGACTCGATAACAACATCGTTCGGAGCAAAGCAAACCGATGGAGCGACTGGGTACGACTCAGCACCGAAGTTGGCTTTGATTAATGTAACAGGTGGAGCAGATGGTGAGACAATCATCCTTAGCGGCGGAGCAACAGCAATCCTAAGCGTTATGGCAACCGATGCAGGAACAGCAGCAGTAGCAGTTGGAGCATCCTTCACAGCACTAACAGCAACCTTGCAATACCTAAGTGGTTCATCAAACGTAACCACAGTGATGGTGTTGTATAACTGATTGAGGTGACCCTGAATGCCAACACTACTTTGGAAAGGCCCTAAGCGGGCTGTTCGTACTAAGTACGGATATTATGACAGGCACACACCAGTGGCTGTCAGTCAAGAGTGGTTGGATGAGCGACGTGGAGCATTTTCAGGTGACCATTGGAGGATTGAAGATGACTACCCCGGCGTTCTCTTTGCACAGAATGATGATGACGGCCTACCAAACCAAGACTGGTTGAAGGCTGACATCAAAATCTGGCTAGAGGGCAATGGGGTGGAAGTCTCGTCTATTCGGACAACGAAGACGACGATGCTTACAATGGTTGACGATGTCTTAGCGGGCGGGGTTACTACAGAGGAGGAATAATTAGATGGCATTTACATTTACTATTGAACAGAGGCCCAGTACAATGGGCAACCTATTGATGGTGTACGGAACATTTACCAACACTGGCGGCAGCACAGGGGGCGACATTGACTTGTCTTCCCTCCTAAACGAGATTGTTGCTGCAGGTGCCAATGCTGGCGTAGCAGGCGCTACTGATACTGAGGTTGACGCTACTGCGGCAGCAACCCTAACGCTTGTGACGGCGGCAGATATCGACGGCAAGTGGTGGACAATGGGACGCCGTGGCTGATTGGGGGTAAAACCCTATGACGGATACGAAAATATTTGAGTTCAAGCCTTCCGAGGCAATAGAACTCGGCGCTTCTGTGGCCGGTGGCATACAGAAGGTATTGGATGATTATACCAGCGGTAAGACAGTAGAAGGTATTACCAGTTATCTTATGCTGGGAAACCTATATGTCGTGGTTGTCACCGCTTGAGGTGACTGACTATGTCCATGACACCCGAAGAACTCCACCGCTTGTCCAAACAAGGGTGGGATTACGCAACCGGCGAGAGCGTTCGTACAGAGGCAGGGTCTGACGAGCGCCTCGCTGGACAAGTCGGTGAGCAAAATCTGCGCTCACGGAACATAAGAGATGTCATAGACATCGGTAGTGGCACCCGCTGCAAACATTGTGGCATGCTCCATTTCTGTTATTTGGAGCGCTGTGGTGCTTGTAGTAAACCAATGGAGTATAACCTAGGGAAAGTGGATGTGAAGGTGTGAAATGCTATGTCCATTGGTGCAAGTCAGAAACCACAGGGAACTCAAGATTCTGTGCAGTGCATGAAGATGATAATGAGCAACAGATTCTTCAGTCAGAACATAGAGGGATGGCTATGGAGATAGCCTTTGAATCATTCACAAAGGGGCCCGCTATATTCGGGGGAAATAATCCCTTACATGCAATGGCAAATAAGATTCGAGAATCTAGTGTTGGGCAAGCCCTAGGTGGTGCTAGAGACAAATTGGATAACTGGCAACAAGGGACTCATGATGAACGCTGGGAACGGCCCACTTGGTCCGATGCTAAAGCACAGGAGACTCCAGCAAGTGGTCCTGGTTGGCTCGAGAGAGCAGGTCAGAGGGTGAGTGAGTTCGGGGAAGGTGATGCAGAATCCCATCCCCTGAAAACTCCAGCACTTAGCATGCCGAGCGAACGTAGTATGAGTGCAGTTTTAGCCCCCGTAGGTGCTGTAGCAGGAGGTCTAGCGGGTAGTGTGTTCGGTCCTGCAGGTACTGTAGCAGGAGGTCTAGCGGGCGCTGCTTTAGGTGGAAGTGTAGGCTCAAATGTTGGGGGGGAGAAACTCATACCTGAGAATGTGTTAGAGCGTCAAAACGCTAAATCACTCCCATTTGCAAGCGAGAGCGATGAAACTCCTCGACCATTCAGAGCGTTAGCAGGTGGTTTCCGAGACCATGTATTGGGTGGTACTCCAGGAAGAAGTCTTCAGGCTAAGTTGGGATTACAAGGTGAAGCCCCAGTACTGGATGAGTTTGGGCTCCCAACAAGAGAGTTCAGAAAACCTAAGGGCTTGGTAGGGGCATTGTCAGCAATAAAGCGTAGGGCTTTGAATATACCAGACCATAGAAAAGAAGAGTGGTTCCAGCGGGAAATGGATAAGAGAAGAAATAGCATGCAAGATACAGTTAATCAGGAGCAGGATGAGTGGGGCGCCACTACAGGTCCTGGTGGAGAGTGATAAGACATGCCAGTAGTATTCCAGACAGGTGAGCGCGAACCTAGACCTTTATTCCCTACGGATATAGTCTACTCCAGTGCTCAGAAGGTAGCAGACATCCTACAGATTCCATTACCTGACCCAGTATACCTCACAGCCGATATGGATGCACTCAATTTGACAACTGCCAAGATAGCCCCCACTGACCAAAGGGTAGTTGGGTTTGAGGTAGGAGATAAAATAGAGATAGCGAGTGATGTCGAGATGGGAGAGGAAAGAATTCTGACTAGTGTGGCTCGGGATGGTACTGATGTAGTACTCTCTTGGGCTGATAATTTGGTTGGAGATTACGATACCGCTGACAATGCTACCGTTCAGAATCTACAGTCATTTACCAATGGTAAGAGGAGAGGTGTGACACGCAAGGCTGTAGAGGGTATGATTCTACGCATGCAGGATAAGATAGATAACCTCTGTAATAACTCATGGAGACCAATGCTGCAAACAGCAGAGTACCTTAATTTCGATACATACAAGCCCTACAGAAGAAGGTACTACACCGACTATGTGGGTACAGTTCCACTCATGTTCCGCAATGTCCAGCAGATACTGAGACTAGAGATATGGCAGGGTCAGGAATACAGGGAAGTAGCCTCTTCGGAGGCTCGGCTCAAGATACTCGATAACTCCTTACTTACTACTAGTGACTATGTATTCCTTTGTCCTGGTAGTGGTGGAGTAGCCTCTTTACGGGTTGGTAGTGGAACAGGTCAATGGAGTAATGCCTTCGATGTGACCACTACCGCACAGGAACTTTCAGACCTCATCAACAAGGACCTGAGGAAGGGTAAGAGTGCAGTGGATTTTTCTCCTTCATTCTCACTTCAAACCGCCAACACGAGTACGGGACTTATAACTGCTAATGTCCATCATGAATTCATGACTTCTGCTAACGCTGATTATGGTACAGGCCAAATCAAACTTACCAGTATGCATCGTGGTGAGGGTGGAGAGAACTCTACTATTGCTATCACCAATCTCGATGGTATGAGCATCACTGGGTTAACAGATAGTGTTGTTACAGCGACTAGTGTGTCAGGCAGTTCTGGTAGTGCCACCATCACGCTAGCAGATACCTCTGCACTAGTTCCCTATGGAATCATCTGTATTGGGACAGGCGCTGCTGTCAAGTGTGCCTACTACACAGCCAAGACTGCTACCACTCTTACTGGGGTCACTGACCTGGCTAGCAGTGGTCTTGTTGCAGCCCTGTCGAATGGGAGCAGCATCACACAGTACGCACTCAAGATAGACTATTTCGGTCAAAGCACAGGAGATGAGGCCAGGCTTCGTGACTGGTGGTGTGACTACGACCTAGGTATCGTCTACTTCAACAATACATACCCCTACTTCCAATGGAACTCAGTGAAGGCTACCTATGTCTACGGTGAGCGGTATGTTGAAAAAGCAATAGAAGACATCTGTACCAAGATGGTGGCTATGGACCTACTCTTATCTGATGACCGCAGCGTCTTAATGCCAGAGGGGACTCAGAATATAGACCTCGGTTCCAAGTATCAATTATTCAAGGCTCAGGTCGCTGAGACATTACCTCGTTACATGGAGGTGATTACCATTGATTGATGCATGGTGGTACTTATTGAAAAGAGACCCCCACGAAGGGCAGACGGCTGACCAACAACTCATTGATGCCTATGAAGGGTTTGGCCTAAGGGGGGGTGATGACGGCTCTGGTTCTAAAGGTGGGACAATGGGTACGGATGCCCCGCTGACTTTTAGGCAGAGTTTCATATCACTTCATGGCCCTGAGGCTTGGGCAGCATACCAAAAAAAGATAAAATCAGCCCCTCCTCCCACCGACCTCGAGCGCAATGTGGCGTTAGAAGATGCAGAGGATAGAGGCCTAGCCAGTCAAAGGCGAGACCGGAGCGCGGAATTAATAGATGATGCGAGACGCGATGAATGGGATAGTAGGGTACTCCGACCTCCCCCTCCAGATGGAGGACCTCCTAACATACCTGGTAGTTCAACACCACAAAAAAACGTCCCCGATTGGGTATGGGAGCCCCCATCCAGGACGCGGGTTAGAAGTCCAGAAGAATTGCTTAACTTCCCGACAGGAAGAGTAGGGGTGAAGAGCAGTGAAAATTGATATCGTTACTGACGAATTAAGAGAGACCATTAAACAGGCTCGTAGAGATTCTATCTATGGTGCACATGGTAAGGTGTTCTTGATGGCAACTGCTGATTCTTACGGATATGAGTTGGAATCTTCCGGTAAACTCATAGATAGAGACGGGCGCGTATTACTCAAGGCGGACCCGCTATACAAGCAAATCATTTCAATAGCGCAAAGGCAAGCAGAGATAGAAAGCAACATAGGAGAGGAATTACTCAATGGGTAGTGTATCAGTCGTCAAGATGGGTAGGAGTCTAAGGGGCAACCCCTATGGTCGACTTGGTACCAAGCAGATGTTGGCCTTAGCATATGGTGGTGATATGGGGGCCCACACTGAAA